AGCGGTCCATTTTTGATTTAAACCAGTGGTCGAGAAATCCTGCTTAAGCAAGTTGGGACGCTGTTCAACCTTGGTTTTGGAAGCCGAAGCCGCTTTCCACTTATTGACGGTAACGGAGTGGATATCCAGTTCCTTCATGAGCCGGGAAATCCGTCGTGGACTGCACCGAAGCTGCAGTGGTTGAAGTTCCAGATTCAATTCATGGTGGATCTTCATAACACCGTATCGCTGCTTAAATTCCGCAAAGATCCGCAGAATCCGTTGTTTCAAGCCCGCATCTTCGGCCCGGCGTTTTGAAGGTTTGGGGGATCGATAACGATAATACTGAGCTCTGGAAACACCGAGGATTCGGCACATCTTGGTTACCTGGTGGTGATGGCTTTCTTGGTGAATGTAATCAAAGATATTGGTTACTTCTGCGCAAGGAAGCCCAGGGCTTTTTTTAGGATTTCGTTCTCCTCAGACAGCGAAGCCAGTCGCTTTTCCATCGCTTTGATTTCGTCTGGCGATTTACCGGATTGAGTTTTGGCCTGGCCCTGGATCCACTTATGAACTGTTGAATAGCCAATGCCATATTCTCTGGCCAGTTGAGCAGCTGATTCGCCTTGCTTATATAGGTTGATAATGTTTTGTTTGAATTCTTTGTCGTAACGAGTTGGCATGTAAAAATTCCTTCCTTTTGAGAGACGATTTATTCATTATACCCTCTCTTAAAAGTTGTCTCAGGAATCAGCTTACATCCATTTAGTAGTCGAGCCATTTCAAGTGCATTTTTTTGCGCAATTTTAGCCGTATCAGCAGAAACAACTCGAATAATAGAAAGTAATACAGATTCAAAGCTTGCATTGTCATCTGTAAAGTGTGCATTTGCCAATTGGGTTATAAGCGTAAATAAAGACGTTGCCATGTTTTCTCCTCTCCTGTCCCATATAATGTGAAGTTATACATTGTGGGACGGACCAGCTAATAAGTGCTGATATATAGGTATTTAAAGTATACAACACAGTGTCCCAAATTCACACAACAACGTTCACTCATATGATTAAACATCGTTGCCTATAGTAAACTGAAATTTTCATACAAAAATCCCCGTCAATTTAACCCTCAACAGGTCAGACTTGGCGGGGATTTTGGCGAGGAGCGTACACATTTCCTGCCAATCGTATCCTTTATATCTCCCGAAAATACCGTTAAATCAACATCTCGGGTTCAATTTACATGTACCTTCTATTCCCACTCAATCGTTGCATCTATTGACCTAATAGCTTTTAAATATGTGTGTTCCATTTTCTTTCCATATTTTGGCTAAATTTCGCATTTTGTGCACAAAAATAAGCCCTCCACCCGCGTTAGCGAGTATAGTTACCTAAGCCGGCGTATGTAAACCTTTTGCCTTTTTGGGGCGATTCTGTCAACTGGTTGCAACTATTGGCCCACTTACCTATCTGCATCGTTTAAACCGTATTACATCTTTGAACTATTTTTGTAAACAATGTGATTTATGAACAAAAATAAGCCTCCCGCCATTGCTGGTAGGAGGCATTTTTGTTACCTGATGTACAGGCTTTCGCCAGGGTAGATTAGACCTTTGAAAGCATTTTGACTGCCTTGTAAATTTCAGGGTTGCTTAGCAGAGAATGGATCCCGGCCGTAACGGTTTCTGGATCAAGTGGAAAAGGCTGGGATTGATTAATATCAGCATCATTCTTTAACTGTTCAAGAGACGACGTGTCAATACGGATTGCCATTTGCTACTCCAATCTGCAAACGATCAAGCGGTTCGCCAAACACACCAGCATACGTGTCAGTGTACTGTGGCAGGCTAGTACCATCATCGCACACAACGTTGAGCCAGCCTGCCCGTTGTGTCGTCTGGCTGCGGTAGTACGCTTGCTGATATGGCTCACCAGCAGGAGTAAGAAAGATGATCTGGACTCCATCAATCACTTCGCCAGCATTACCGGCACAGCCGTTGACCGTATCATTGCGATCACCTTTGGCTACCCAAGGCAGCCAACCACTTTGAACTGTGTGGACGCGATACTTAACGCTACCATGATCAACTTTGATGTACAGCAGATCATGCTGATAATTAGGCATACCAGCAAAACCGTTGTCACCAGATCCGAAGTTGGTCACCTCATCAAGCCAACGGACACCGAGCAGATGCAGACCGTAGGCTACGTTGACATTTCTAGTTACAATTGCTTGTGGACGCGCGCTTTGTGCTGCTGGTGCGCTCTTAGATGCATCTACAGTAGTTGTCCCATTAGCAAGGTCAGCCGCCAGCTTCTCCTTTGTAATGCCCCAACGTGCTAGATAACCATACGGATCAGTGTGGTCACCCCAAATATGCTGCGTTACCCACAAATGAGACTTGATGCCCGGCGTTCCAGCACCGCCAGCGTCCAAACTAGTCGGAATGCCATATCGAGCAGCCATATCACGTGCAAGCTCAATATAAACAGCATAATCCTTCTTGAAAGTTTCGGGATCACTCGTGTGGCCCAATTCAATTTGGACCGGGCTGTTAGCATTTGCCACTGTCCCAGCGCCCCACTGAACATAACCAGGCTCACCAACTTGATAAACCTGACCGCCATCGCCTACAACAAATGCCGTATAAGCAACTTCAGCAGCAATATTGTTTTTGAAGTAAGCAGCATTTGCACGCGCGCCAGATTCGGCACCTACATCATGTAGGATAATGTAAAGTCGATTAGCTACTTGCGATGAACCTTCATTTGCACCCAAAGCAAATTCTTTGTTGATGGTATAACTCATACTATTTTGCCTCCTCACTAGCTACTGGATCAATAGATTCCGGAGCTGACTCCGCCGGTGCTGCAGAAGACGTCTCTGGAACCACTTCACTAGCAGCAGAAGTTGCCTGATCAGCCGCTTTATCCGCTTGCAGTGCCTTAATCTGATCCTCTAACGCCTTGATCTTAGCCGCCTTGGTGGTAATGAGTGCCGGGTAAGCTAACGCCTGCTGGCTGTCACCGACACCCTCTGTGGTTGGATCAACGGCTACCCCGACAATGGTCAATAATGCAAACACTGCATTGACCACTGCAGTGAGTTCCTTACCCAAACTAGCAAAGTCCCAGTTGTAACCGAAGACTGCCGCCACCGCTTGAATCACCAACAAAGAAGCTGGCACAACGGCCAGCCAGAATTTGACGCTCAATAATCGTACTTTCCAATTAATCTTCATGGTTATCTTCTCCTTTAATGCCTACATGATCTTCCAATCGAGTAATCCTAACCGAGTGACTGCCAAGCTCGTCATCGTGTGTTTTCAGATGAGCATTCAAGTCTTGCAGCGATTGTTCGTGCAGTTTTAGCTGACGATTAATCGTCCCTGAAAGCACTTGAATATCAGAACGCAATGGATCTAAGGCAATCTTTTTGAACAGCCAGCTGCCCGCACTTACGCCCACCCCTATGATTGATATGAACTCCGCCCAGTCACCAATCGTGTATCCAAAAAATGTCACTTTCTCACTTCCTTCCACAAAAATAGCCGCTAGCTTTTGCTGGCGACATAGTCCTTGCCTGTAATTTGCTTGTATTGATCCTCAGTTATTTGCCGGCCTACGTATTGTTCTATCGGACACCCCCAAGAATGGAGCAAACTGCAAATTTCGAAGTCACTCATTTTTCTCACCACCTTCAAGCTTCATCACGCGAGCATACAGTTCAGCGATCATCTGATGTTCAGGTGACGGTGTTGGCATTGCATCAGCCGGATAAAGATCAGCAACTCGCTGCTGATCGACAACAATTTTGCCGTCAACTAGTTTAGAAGCACCTGCGACAATCTTTTTGAGTTCATTCTCATCTATATCAATCACATTATCGCTTGTGTAGTCGGTACCCCATGCATAAATGAAGCCGTCGGCTTGTGTATCAAGTCTTACTTTCATATTTTGACCCCCTAAAAAGCAAAAATGTTAACAAGTGCATAATTTCCAGCAATCGAAGGATTACCAGCACCTCCAGAGTTATTCCTATCACCAAAAATTTTTTGATTTGTTGGGTAAACCTTCTTGTTAAAAGAAGCCGCGCCATAGGCGACCATCTGAAGCGTCACCTGCTTGCCTGGATGAGCCTGCACATACGATCGATAGATCGGAGTCACAATATAGTCGTAATCCTGAGCCACGCCATTTTTGTATTCAGACCAAACCAGCAACCAGCCATTTAAGCAATCGCTAATGGGTTTGCTAGGCGTGGCCTCTTGATCTGCGCCACTCCATCCCATTAAACTCGCACCTTGCCACAATAGAGTACCAACATTGTTAAGTCTAGTAATTGCCAATGCGTCAAGACTACTCGTAACCCAATATGGCTTTGTGTTCGCGTAATCCTGATACGAACTTCCCAACGTCAACATGCCCAGAGACATTTGTGTGCTGGCCATCAGTGCTCCTTTGTTGTAGATATTGCTAAGAAAACCGAACTGGTCCATGACCACATGTGTGATATGAGTATTGTCAGTATCAGAATACGTATCAGTAACAATTGAGCCATCTGCTATTGTCGTTGTGCCATGAACAGAAAAATCGGCTGTGCCATCGGGCTTTATACCTTTAAAAGAGGAAATGAACTTGGAACCGGTAAATGTAACCCCGTTGAAAGTCATACCGTTGAAGGTTTCAGCAGAAAGAATCTTTGCGTCAATCTTATAAGGATTCCAAGCAGAACCATCATAAGTGTAATAGCCCGTTACAACGCCACTACTATCAGTTAACCAATGCATATCCCCTTTTTTAGGACCAGATGGATATGCAGCACCAACAGTAATGACCGGTACATTATTGCTGCCGTCTTTGCCGTCTCGACCGTCAGTACCCTTGAACAGTGCCCACGAGTATTTAGTCGGGTCTGTGCTATCTGCTTGGGTCAGGTCAACGTATTGGCCAAAATAAGACCTACCGTTACCATCAGTTGTTGAGAAGTCTTGGCTGCCGTCAATGCTGTTAGCATAGGCTGTATGAAAGTAGCTAGTTTTGCCATCGGCTCCCTTAGGGCCCGGGATACCAACACCAGTGTCACCTTTTGGCCCCTGCACTAGTTGCCAAGAGTAAAGTGCTGGATTTGTACTATCTTCCTGTGTGAAATCTGTATAACTACCGATGTACTTGCGAGAGCCGGGAGTATCCAATGAGAAATTGGTTTTGCCATCACTGCTATCGGCATAGGCAATATGGAAGTACGATGTCTTGCCATCGGTACCTGCTTTGCCGGGCACCCCATCTTTACCATCCGCACCGTCCGCACCTTTAAAAAGTGCCCAATTGTAATCAGCCGGATTGGTGCTATCAGCAAGTGTGAAGTCGCTGTACGTGCCAATATACTTTTTGCCATCGCCACCGGATACCGTGAACCCACTTTGGCCGCTTACATCATCTGCCCAAGCGGTGTGAAAATAGCTTGTACGGCCATCAGCGCCTTTTGCGCCCGGAACACTGTCAGCACCGTCTTTGCCCTGAATCAATGCCCACTTGCCGGCGTAATCAGCCGGATTGTCACTTGGCACGGATGACTTGTTGCTGTACCTGAATGCCATGTATTTCTTATTGGCTGGGAAAGCTGACATGTTAGTGCCTTGATCATCATCGGCATATCGAATCCATGGGTAGTATTGAACCGTTTTAGGGATATTTTTAATTTGATCTGCTAGTTCACGATAGGCAGGATCAACTTGGCTAGCTTGAATCAAATAATCTCCAAGCGTTGCCGTCCCTGATTCATTTGAGTATGAATAGGTAAGCTCTAGGACTCTTGCAGAAAGAAAAAGCTGTTCATCTTCATCAACCAGATAAACAGTGTCACCAATGCTGACATTATCAGGCAGCTTGGCAATGTCAACTTCGTAGTTGACTGCTGGATGATTGAACTTCTCCAAGTCAGATAGAACCGATTGTAGAAGCGTTGCTTGAGTAGTAGCTTCATAGGTCTTGTTGCGAGTGATATGAGCGTCAACAGGATTGGTATTAGCGTTAGATAGCAAGCGACTCCAAGTTCTAAGCGCTACTGGGTCTCTTAATACGCCATCACCGCCTAATACGTAACGGCCGTTGGGATCGGTCCAGCGGTAGCCCTTGAGCGTGATAGGATCGTTACTGCCCTCTGGTGTACCTCCGGTACCAGCAATAGCAGTACACAAGTCAGCAATATCACTAGTCGTGACAACCTTATTAAGATCAGTATCTACACGCAGATAAATGCCCTTGTTGCCGCCAATGTGTTTCCTAATATCAATATACTTTCCGATGACGGACAAGCCTCTGACTTCAAACCGGAAGCTTAGCTCTACACCGAACTGTGTGGCAACTGACAGAATTCTAGTGAGAATTGATGAATCGTCTGAATCCCATTTCAAAGTCCGCGTTAGATCAGGAATCTCGTTGTAGCCGATCACAAACCCCGAATCACCAGCAAAAAGTTCTATATACTGAGAGATTGTCATGGCACTCGAGGCCGCGTAAGCACCAACGGTTCCATTAATTAAATCAATGCTGGCATCCTCTGCCACAAATGTATTGGTGCCATTTAGTGGATCATGCTCGCGGCTCAGAATCGTTGTCCAAACTGATTCACCAGCACGGCCCTTGTATAGAATGAAGTTACCGGGTTTAGTCATTTTTTTGACTTGAGCCGACTGATCTGGCGAAAAATGCAGCGTTGCACTGTAGGAGCGGTAGCCGCCATCAACTGACTGATAGTCACCTTCTTGTCCGCCAATATCATCAATAGCAATCACTGAACTAGACGCAAGCTCATCAGTTGACGCAATGCCAAGCTGATTGTACTTTCTGTCGGTAAAATAAAAATCTGCCATTACAAAAACGCCTCCCTGAATGCTACTTCTACTTCATATGGCTGTGCCCAAGAAGAACGCTGAGGAAAAATTTGAGTGTCACCCGGAAGCAACCTGAATTTTTTCCAGTCATTATCGATGAGTTGAAGATCAGCATTAATCACACCATTAACCAGTATTTGACGGTTAGCAACATCAATCGTTGCAACGTCTCCAGCGCTAAAGCGATTACTAAGATCAGTCCAATAATCAACGTTAAGCCATTCAATATCCATGTCATAAACGCCCATATCGGGATATGGATAGTTTTTAAATCGCTGAAACCAAAGCGTCGCTCCCGTGACTGGAAGCGACGCTTCATCTGATGTCAACATGATTGGCGGCATTATCAGCGGTGGATTTCTGGTAATGACTTCAGATGGCTTAATACCGCCTTGAACAATACCAGCAAGCTGCAGATTGAGCGTATTACCAAGCTTGGTCAACTTGGCCTCATAATAGCGGCCGTTGCTGAAAACGCTGCGGTTAAGAGTCTGTTGGAAAACTAATGTCGATCCAGCAAACACTTGGACATCAACATCATCTTTGCCGGCATAGTTTGACCTGATAATCACCTCATAGGCCACACCCGCATCATTATCAAGCGTCATTTCAATGGCGCCTAAGGCACTCACATTGGAATTAAACTTGTAGCGCCATTTGGCTATGAAGCTCTTAGTATTGCTACCGTCAGAGGCATTTGTTGTCTTAAGATGCAGGGAAGGTCCTTCCCAATAGTATGAATTGGTTGGCAAGAAGACTGGCTCAACTGCGGAACCATCGTCATCCGCATACTTGACTGAACCTTCCATGACATTCTTTTGAGCCGAGATATAGTAGTAATGGCTGTTAGTTTGTCCAGTGTTATAAGCCGCACCAGCTGGCTCTTTATCGAAGCCTTCATATCGAGCAACCTCTGATCGTTTTCGCTCAACGCCATCGGCTTCTTCTGGATTGCCAAACTGTAAAACACCACCTTGGCCATTAATGAGGGCAATCAAGCCATTATCTGCGTGCATAGTTGCCGTAATAACTGGCTCGACAGGATAGGTGCCGCCATTGTGCACCGTGATGGTGTTGGTATAGTATTCAGGATCAGCTGGGTTAGGCGACCAAGGAGTGGCGGTTGAACTAGTTTCTAATTTGATATTAGAATAAACAAATCCCGGTGTGTCTGTTGATTGTCTAATAGTAATGCTATCAGTATTAGCTAGAGCAGTATCAAAAGATTGATACTTATCGTCTTTTTGTATTGGACAACTTGCACGAATTGTTTTACCTAAATCGCTTTGTTTAATAACATAATTAGATGCACCTAAAAGTGTGTTGTAATCATCAGTTCCAACATTATTTGCCTGAGAAGTTTGACCTTTAAGTTGGATAGGAACTGTACTTCCAGCTATAGCGTTCAATGGTACATAAACGTTGAAACTAAAGTTTATTGCTGAAACTTCAGATTTAGATTTAATTTTAGAATCATATATTTGGCTAGAAGCAAATAAAGTACCCCAAACTACTGTAGTTGATGTTGCCGATGCCGTTCTCGTGTTTTTCAGCAAGTTCACTGGCACGTCCTTGTATGGCATGTTGCTAAACGTCTGCGTGGCTACCGAGTGCGCAATGCCATCGGGGACAGTGAACGTTATGGTCAGCGTATTGTGAAGATAGGCCTCGTCTAAAGTAATCTGTCCAGTTGAAATGGCATTGTAATATATATCTGGCTCATCAGCGAAAATAAGTTTAGCTGGTGTTGAAGTAGTCAGGGCATCTGCAAGAAGCCTGCGCTTTTTATTGACATCAGTTCGAACGATAGCAGTCACCGTGATAGTGCCTTCATCAGCTCTAATGTATGAGAACATCTTCCCATCAGAGCGGCCAACTTGGTCAAGCTGTGGAACACGATTTTGCCCAACGTTTCTAGTGACAAGCAGAATGCCATCAATCCACTTTGAGATGTTAATATCATTAAAAGTTATTGCCATTGTCATAATAGTTGTGTCACCCCTTTTCGACGAAGACGAATGCTGCTGTTTCGATTGATCTCGATTTGTATTGGCTTGGCCAATTCGCGGGCCATGCTCCTGCCATTCAGTGATACATCGGTTTGAACATTAATTACTTTTGGTTGTGCTGTGCCAGTGCTAAAGCTGTTGATAGCGTTTTGGACATCAGGAACTGAATTAATTGCCTGAATCTGCGATGATTTAAATCCTTTAAGTGCCTTGGCAAAGATACTAGAAGAACTATTCTTGGCACGTTCAGCTATCGCTGCCATGAGCAACTGATCAGCGTTATCTTTTGTAATATTGACAACATACTCAGTACCGTCCTCACCGACCACAGCCGATGTAGCTTTGTCAAATCTTCCGCCGTAGGCTAAGCGCCGGCTGCCCTGAGGACCAGAGTGTAGCCAATCAGTCTTTGCATGACCCCAAATGACGGTGTTACCAATACTATTTTGCCAATCTGAGTTATTGAAAAAGGCGAGCAACTGGTCGTAAGGGTTCATGATATTAGTATGCCCAGGCATCGCATAATGCATGAAGGTACCAGGAGTATATTGCAAGACGCCTCGTGCTTCGTTGCCGCCTGAGTTAATATCGTGTATTTGTTGAACAATGTTGCGGCCACCACTTTCAGACTGAATGGTAGCCTGAAGCATGCGGATAAAGCTACCTGATGGGCTCAATCCCATCTCTTTTGCAGCTTTCCGAATCAATTCTGGGTTGTAGTTTCCACCAGACGTTTCGTCCTCTTTGGCTTTCTTGAATAGAGATGTAAATACGTTTGAAAATCCGTCCTTAATTCCTTTAAGAGTCCCGCCACCAAAATCAGACCGCATTGACGACCATTTTTGACCATCACTGCTTGCAAGTTTCTTAATGCCAGTCTTGTCTTCAATCCAACTCCAAGCGCCAGAGACACCCTTATCAATGAAATTCATAGCACTACCGAACGCATGCGCAATCTCTGAACCAACTCCAGAAGCGATTTTCTTAGCACCATCAAACAAATCAGAGATAGTACCAAAAATACCGGTAGCATGGTGGGGCAATGCATTAGTCATCTTCAAGAATTCCTCTGATTGGTTGTGAGGCAAAATGCTTGTTCCGGCTGGTAAGAAAGTTGTTTCCATACCGTGAACGCCCAGTGGAAAAATACCAAGACTAGGATGATGGGCCAACTCAAATCCCTCTTCACCAACAACGGCAAGCTGATCTTCTCGTGTACCACCAGTACCAGCTGCATAGCGTTTCCAGTGGCCAGAAGGCCTTTTGCCCCAAAGCTTTCCTACCCAATTCCATGCATCAATCAGATGGTTCCAAACACCAGCAACGCCATCTAAGAATCGATTCCAAGTGCTCTTAACATCACCTGTTTCAGTGTTTACCGCACTCTTATGTTCTCCAGCCTGTTTTGTGGCTTCGGAAACGACTTCATCATGTTGCTTTCTGGCATGGCTGACAGTGCCGTCGCGTTGCTTCTTAGCAGCACTGATTGTATCGTTACGCTGATTCTTGGCATCTCCGACAATTTTTTCATACTGAGACTTTGAGATAGAGTGATTGACATAGTATTCCGTTTCAGCGGCAGAAGTCGTTGCCTTGTATTTCTTGTTAGCAGCATCCTTTGCTTCGTTGTAAGTTTTGTTAGCGGCAGTGACGACAGCATTAGTCTGCTTTGCCGAAGTAGAGATGACTTCCTTTAGTTCTTTCTGGCCCATCTTGTGCTTGTCTTCTGACAGTTTCTGCAAAAGGTCTTTTTCCTTGCCCGCACTCACTTTTAAGCTTTGATAAGTGTTGGCATCTGCTTGCGACTGTAAAGTCTTCATGTTTTTAAGATGGCCTTTTTGCAGTTTTTGAAGATCTTTATCCTCTTGGCCTTTGAGCTTCTTTTTCGCTGCCGCAACTTTGCGCGCAGTCGTGGCGTCAAATCCAGCAAGCTCTTCCTTAGTAGCACCTGCTTTGACAAGTTTTTCGCGTTGAGCGGCACGATCTTTCAAAATCTTGTTGACAGCATTGGTGCTCTTCTTTTCGTACTTGCTCTCGATACCGTTACGTTGTTTGAAGTATTTTTCGCTCTCCTTTTGCATGTCAGCATATGATTTCTTCATTTGGGCGGCTTTAGTGGCATCGTTCTTCTTCTCTTTAGCCAGAGCTTCATCAGCTTGTTTTTGAGTAATAGAACCATTTTTGACCAGCAAGTCCAAGTCTTTTTTTGACTTGCTTTCTTTGTTTTTATAGTATTTGTCAACGTTTTTTGACATGTTAGCATATGCTTTGGTCATATCAGCTTCGATTTTGCCAGCCTGTTTACCAGTGGCACTGCCAAGCATGATGGTGTCGCCCATGATCTTGTCCATGTCACTTTGATAGGACTTTACAAATGACTTCACGCCACCATGTAACTTTTCGGTTGCTTTTGTCATACCGTTGCTAAGTTTCGGATGGAAAGTGGATTCAACACCTTTTTGAACCTCTTTGCCAATCTTCTTACCAACACTAGAACCGGCCACACCTCCAGCGGCAGCTCCTAAACCAGCACCAATAGCAGTGCCTATAGGACCTGCAAATGTACCAACAGCGGCTCCTGCGGCAGCACCACCAGCCCAAGTGCCGAGGGCACCACCAGCAGCACTACCGGCATTTCCACCGATAGTTTTCTTGGTAGACCCTGCCAATTCTCCTAATGAGGAGATAATACTAATGGCAGTGCCAATTCCAGCTAATCCTTTGGCTGCTCCAGCGGCTTTTGAAAATTTGGACGTGAAACTGGATGCGCCACTTAAATCTTCAAGCGCGTCCTCTCCAACTTTGGCAGTGCCACCAGAGAAAATACGTCTGAATAAACCGCCTCGTTTGCTAGAATTAACAGCCACGCTTTCGGCGTCTTCGACTGCAGTACCAGTTGCTCCCCTTTTTCCCAAACTTGGCAGGCTGATTCCGCTACCGGAACCGTCACCAAATATCTTGGTTGCAATGCCTAGCTCCATGATTGCTTTTCTAGCTTCGTTTACTGACTTAATCCAACCGGTAATTTTTTTGATGGCAAAGAACGCCAACCAAACTTTGGTTAGATTTTCGATATCGTCTTTATGCGAAACAATGTTTTTCAAAATATCGTCAATCTTATTGAGAGGGTCTTTAGCCTTATTGCTTTTATCATCTACTAGCCCTAAAGCCTTGGCAATATCAATAACAACGTCATACGCAGTTTTGAATATCGTGCCACCGATAATTTGGCCAATTTTAAAAATATTTTTTGCAATGTCTGTCACGGTATCGAAGTGCGCGTTAATATAATCAATCGGTTTAGTAATCCCTTTAGCTAAATTATCGAAATTGATACCACTGATCGAATCAGTAAGCAAGCTGACGGTTTTGATCCCAGACTGGGATACTGATTGAAATGCCCCTATCAAACGGTTAGTAATCGTTTCTTTGAGCCCGTCAACCGCTTGACCAACCGTCTTGTATTGTGTGGCCATCTTTTGAAAGCCCGGTGCATTGCCCGCTTTCTCAATAGCGTCAAAAAACTCTCCTGTTGTGACTTTGCCATCTTGGATTTTAGCAATCAGTTCAGAAGTGCTCATGCCCATCTTTCGGGACACGGCAGCCATACCAGCCGGTGATTGTTCGAGCATGATTTGAAAGTCTTGCCACTGAACCTTTGGTTTAGCAGCCATTTGAGTCGCTTGCTGCGATAGACTTTTCATCGCCTGCGCAGGATCTGCCGAAGCAGCAGCTAAACCGCCGAATCCTTTTACCAAGATATCGGTACTTTTAGTACCAACAGCAGCTAACTGGCTGTAGGTCGTAGCCATGTCGGACGCAGAGTAGATGGTCTGCTGCGCATACTCCTGCAGTTCCTTTCTGGTCGCAGCAATTTGTTTATCAGGCATGTTAAGGTTCTGCATGTTAGCATCAAATGTCTGCCATGATGCACTTGCTTCATTAAGATCACCGATCAAACCGGTAATAGTACTTTGAGCCATTATGAAACCGTTGCTTAACAAATTCCCGATCATGGTGCCAGCTATAATATCCCGTAAACCTCTGAAATGTCGGCCAGTATCGTCTGCTTCACTGCTGATGTGACGTAAAGGCGCAGATGCGTGATCATTAGCCTTTACAGTGGTTTCTTTTTTGCCCGGAATATCCTGTTGTTTCTTCTCAATCTTCTCAAGGGGAACGGTAGCTTCATCTTTGACCTTGATTTCGCTCTTAACTTCTTTAGGTAGCGACTTAATCAATTTCTCAAAATCAATAGCTTTGCCGTCTTCTACCTTGGTCAGCAATTCAACTCGCTGTTCTTTAGGAAGCTTTTTCAAAATAGTACTGAAATTCTTGATGCCGGCATCTTTAGCTTCTGCGATGAGTTTAGTCTTGACTTCTTTTGGAAAACTAGCCAGAGTCCGCTTAGCCTTATTTGTGTTCTCTTTGATGGCATTATCCATCTTATCGCCAGCTTGGCTACCAAAGTCCTTTAGAATTTTGTCAGCTTGCTCGGTATCACTAATGAGCTGATCCTTGCCCTTTAGAGCAACTTCAATCGAGATCGTTCCATCTGCTGCCATTGTGTGTTCCCCCTTTCATTATTTGTTTGCGCTGGACGCCCATGCAGCAAAGAAATCAGCTGCCTCTGCGGAGTGCTTTGCATTACGGTATTTATCCAAGATGTAGTAATTCTGCAAATCAACCAAGTTAATCAAATCCTTGCCTTCAAGTCCCTGACGAGATCGTTGCCGAATATCAATGATGCGCATGAAATAAGACGAACCCGGTAAGCCATCCAACATAGCACGGAACTTGTGCCAATGTAGCTTTCCTAGTTCGTCTTCTAAGTCGATGCCATAAAACGCTCGTATGCTTGACCAAATAGCAGGCGCATCTTGAACGTAAGAGAAAAACTCCTCTTGTGCTCCGCCTGTTACTGATGGTTCTTCATCGGTTTCTGGCTGCATTTCCGAGTCATGATATGGTTGCTGGCCAATGTACTGATTAATCCACTGAAGTGCCTTTAACCGGCCTTCTGGCGCGACCCCATTAGCATTAACGAACATATGCCAACCAATGACGCCCTTTTGAGCATCGGTCTTGTCCTCACGATCAAGCAGTTCGAACCATCGCAATACGTTATCAAACGCCAAATTCACACGATATTTCTTGTCTTCACACTGCCAGTACCACGCTAGCGGTTGAGTTAGGCTAATCATTGTCCTCATTCCCGTCAAATGCAGGATATTCAGCGTCTTGAGCGTCCTTAATTGCCTTTTCAGACGCCCGCTTGACTAGGCCAAGGACAAACATGAGGCCGTCGGTGCTTTGATCTAAATCGCTGTACAGCTTATCGGCCTTTTCTTTGCCGATCGTCTGTACAAAGAAGTCCATGGCGATTTCATGTTCTTTATTGAGAGCCTCACGTACAAAATTAAGCTGATCTTCAACCGGCTTTTTGTCGATGTCATCATTTTTCTTGTCATCATTAGTCAGCTGCTTAGCATATGCGCTGGCCTTGACCCAAGCATCACTCAAAGCGTGCTGCGTTTTATCTGAGAAACGGAACGTGTACGTCTCACCCTTATAGGTAAAGTCCTGCTTAGTTGCTAGTACGTCATCTAAATTAATTACGTTGCTCATGATTTCCTCCTAATGGCCGCCTGAGCTTTACCCATACTGTTGATTTCTTTGGCGACCCTGTCTTTTTAAGCGGTAGTGACTGTTACTGTCGCGCTTGCGGTTTTACTGCCATCGTGTGTTGTTGCGGTAATGGTAGCAGAGCCTTCAGAAACTCCAGTTACTACGCCACTACCGTTGACAGTAGCGACCGATATTTTACTGGATTCATAGCTAACAGCCTTGTCAGTCGCATCTTCCGGGCTAACTTTAGCCGTTAATGCCGTGGTTTCTCTCACTTTAATGCTCGCCGTTGTCGGTGTCAGGGATACCCCAGACACCGTTACACTTTTGGGCCCGCAGGAGTATAAACGGGCTTGCCGTTGAATACCAAAGTGAATGACATTGTCTGCTTGGCACCCGGCGCACCACCAGAAGTAACAATATTGCTGATGGTAACTAGCCCAACAACTGTAGAACCATCAGCTTGCGTCCAACGTGCCAAAGTCTTGAGTTTATCGCCCAGGTCGAGCAAGTGACTTGCGATATAGTCCTGAGCTGGGTCGCCTTCCAAACGGTGCCCGGTATAAGCCAGCTGGAGACGTTTACTTGTAACATCAGTCGAACCATAACCTTCACCATCGTAATAGACGTCATTAGCCGCTGTTTCATTCAGAGTCGGCGTAAAGTTATTGATGCCGGCTGCCAATGGTACAAAGGCTGCACCAACGATATTCGACGGGTCTTTACCACCCTTGGTATCGATCTCAAACTTGTTTTTAAAGTTCAAGTTAAATTCTTTTTGTGCTTGTTCTGCCATAAAAAATCACTCCTTATATTTATTTGATGTAACGTTCAATGCAATATCTAGGGTGTATACAAAAAAGCCACGTGAATCAGCTTGGGTGATGCTGGGTTCAGACGTGGTTTCAATTTTTTCAAAGTGGAAATCATCAGACGGAAGTTTCTTCAAGTGCTTAACAAAATCGGAGACTAGCCACATGATTGTGTTTCCCAAATGCTGATCCTTGGTACGAATAGCAACTTCGTAATACAGCCTAGTTTCTTGATTGCCGGCGAAATCTTCATCAATCACCGACCCGTTTTTTGTCGGATAGATTGAAAGCGATTCATCAGCAGAAAGGAAGCCCATGCTGACTCTCTGTGGCATATCGGAAATCGTGTTAATTGCATCCGCCAACGTTTTTAAAGCATTCATAGGTTCATTCCCTTCAGATAAGCCTCACGAATTCGACTCATCTTTTGATCGTTGTCTTCAATCATTTTGTCCCAGTGGGGGCCGGTTCCTTTTTTATGCCAATGATGAAAAACAACCTTGGTGCCATCTTTTTTCGTATACCCACCGTTAAACTGAGCTGCCGCATAAGCACTGTCGAAGTCAACGTCCGCACCGTTCGGAGTTGCAGTCCCCCGCAGGTCACCATTAAGCCTTGGTACAACGCCAGTATTGTAATCAGTCAGTTCTGTATCGAGCTGAGTAGCAGCGGCTGTGAGAGCTTTGTTTTGGGCTTTCGGTCCAAGTTTACTCATCAAATCAACATCAACTGTTACTTTCACACCCATCACAGCACCTCCAATTCGTACCCCCATATTTCAGGCGTATCAGCATCTTTTAAAACGTTGACCGTAGTAATGGTGTACTTGCGGTTGTCGAATTCGGCCTGCCCTTGCAGCCAACTATCATCAAGCAACGGCATGTCTGAGTTGCCAGCGCATCGAATGTAAATGACGGCTTTAGCAACAATTTGCCGATCGTTGTTGGTTCCCGAATATGCTGTGCCGCGATCGATTCTAGCGTGCCTAATGACAACCGGTTCGCTGTAAATAGGCTTCTGCCAGTCATCTTTACCGGTAACTCGGAACAACGTGACCGAATCGTTGTATGATATCAAGTCATCGATCTCATCGAGCATAGTCAACACCTCGGTATAGCAACCCGGTGCCGTTAAGAGCTGCCAGCGCATCAGCACTGATAACCGAGCGCTGTTGGCCATCAACTGAGGACTGGCTATTATTCCACGACTTGGACACCGTTGTACGTCCAATTGTCTTCGAAACACTCGTAGGCTGACTAATGGCTTGCTCTGTTGTGGTGATACCAGAATCAATCATGTAAGCAATTTGACGGATAACTGCTCGCTTAAACTTACTTGCACGAAGTGGCCATGGGTCACTAGCAAGGTCGTTAACTTGATAAAAACCACGTGTCTGGTCATCTAGATATTCGCCGGCCAAATCTGCCAATTGATCGAAGTTCTTAGGAACATCTGCATCAGTAATATGCATTGCCTGCATGTAATCATCTTTGTCTACATAGGCCATATCATCACCTCACAAAGCCGCCGGGATTTCCCTATTGTGCATTTCAATGGCGACTAATGTTGACTATTTAGCTGGAACTAACTTTAAAAGATCAGACTTTTCTGTCTTTCCACTTAAATCGATTTTGTGGGCAGTTAACCAAGCCTTGATTTCATCAACGGTCTGAGCATCGGTTGGCTTAACGCTACCGTTTGGATCAAATTTGCCTGGTGCTGCTGGAGCATTAACGACAAGTGCCTTGGTGTCGTCTTTAAGCCAAACGCCGTAGTATTCATCAACGTTGATCTTGGTTGTCTTGTGGTCAATATCACGCGCGGTCTCAACTTCCACACCACGTTTCATGTTGATGCCAAGAGCACCAGCCTTAACAGCCAAGTAAGTACCAACAGGAATCTTGCGGGAGGTAGCAAGCTGCCAACCAAAGATTTCACCGAGTACACCGCTTGTCAGAACTTGATCACCTAGTTCGGTAGCCCGAGTGTAGTCAGATGCTGCAGCCTTACGGAGCTTGTTGTAGTCCTTCAAGTTCATGTAAAGCACACCACGCACTGGTGAAGAACCTTCGGTGTTGAACTCGCTAGTGTCGTCTTCAAAAGCGGCTTCGATCGCGTCGATCAAGTCAAGATCAGGGGCCGCATGAGTCAGTGTCAGACGAGCATTCAGCAATGCTGTGACACAATCATTATCGACCTTAGAACCAATGGCCATGGACAGCTGGTTAGCTGCTTCCGTCTTGGGGTCGCCAAGCCCTACTTGAACAGCGAAGTCAGAGATTTCTACCCCTTTACCGGCTCGCTTGATCGTCGAAGTGGTTTTGCCGTTCTGCATTTTGGAATAGTCAATGCTATCACCTTCAGCAAAATCAACAGCATCACCGATATACTTCCAGTGCGGAACCGTGATGGTGTCACCGGGAACACCTACAAGAGTGTTATCAACCGTTGCGAGAGGCGAAAAAGTAATTGCCTTAGGAAGCCGTGCCGCGATCATCTGAGCCATAACCTCAGGAATAATCATTGCGGACTTGTCAGTCGTTTGTGCATTTGGAAAAGCCATTTAAATCATCCTTTCTTATTCTTCGTTTGCCATGCTTGCCGCCAACTCTTCGTAAGTAGCAGTGGCTGGATTCAGAGTGCCATTTGCGTTTGGATTAGGGTTACCAGGCACTGTAATTGGTGGTGTGTCATTTGGCTTCTGTGCCTCTTTAGCCTTGAACAAGAACTTGCTATTGTCATCCGAGTTGAGTGCTTCAAGCTGCTCATCTAATCCGGTAACATTGCCCTTCTCGTCCAAGCCAAGCTTGTCCTTGTCAATCAGGGCTGATGCCGCTTTGGTGTTCAATGCACCAGCTTTCACCAGAGCAAGCTCAGTCTGATAATTCAACTGGGTTTCTTTGAGCTGCTTAGAAGCCGCATCATCTTTCGCCTTATTGTCGGCTTTGAGCTTGTCGATCTCAGCCTGAAAGTCCTTGTCATCCTTGTGGGCTGACTTTAACTCGTTCAGTTGCTTGTCCGAGTCGGACGCACGCTGTTTCAGCCCATCCCGTTCTGTCGTCAGCTGACTGACTTGGCCCTTCAGTTCGTTCACATCGGCCCCATGGAGTGCCATAACCTTTTCGATTTGCTCGTCTGAAAGCTCTAATCCTTTTAATTCTTCGCGTTTCAAAACAATCTCTCCCTTACGTGTTTTTGACGCGGTACGACCGCGAATTGGGTAAAACAAATAGCAGTTTTACGACATGCTTAGGTCGAGTGGCATAAAAATAGCCGCTAGCTGCGGCTTACAAAAATCCTTTACGGCGTTGTTCACGTCTGGATTGTTTATCAATATCGTGTTTGATTGATGCTGCCTTTTCGGCAAGCAATTTACCATCTACCGAACGCCCAGATGGTTCGTACGTTTCTTCGAAAATGTCAGGCTTGCACGGATAGAATTCGCCATGAACTCCCTTGATGATGTAATCACCATCTGAAACGTGAAGACGGCCTTCAAGAGTCAGAATATTAAAGTTGCCTTTTGAGAACTCATAATCAACCTTATGATCGATGAACTTCTTAACTGATGAAAGGTTGCCGTCATATTGAACAGCTTCAACAACTACAGGTTTCTTTTGATATTTCATGATATTTCCTCCTTGGCCTCTTTGAAGGTCTTCTTTAGCTTTGGAAACTGGATTGCAATCCAATCAACAATCTCTTCATTTCTGGCCCAGTCTGTATTGCTATCAAGCCCTGATTCATGTAGAAAAGCGTGTACAATCTCGTGGCGAAGCACCTGCCGAAAGTAACTATCCATATCTTCCCAATTGCGTGGGCCCGTTTTGAGCTTCTCAATGATTATTTTCTTTGTGGTAAAGTCTGTAAATCCATCTGCTTCTTCAAGAAGCGGATAGTCCTTTCTGTTCTGGTTAACAAGAACCTTATATTCGACTCCCAGAATGTTAACTTTGAAGTTTTCCATTTATCCTCCTACGAAAACACTTTTTCTCTTGAATAGTCCCGAGACAAAAAGTCGTGATCTTTGACGATTTGTCGCAGGGCGGCTTGATTGTTGCTGATTAATTGCTTGTAATGTTGCTGGCCATCTGCATCGCCCATCTTTTTGGCTAGTTCCGCATCGGCTTTGTACTTGCGCACCCTTCGCTCCAATTCGCGTTGTTTGGCCTGTACATTACCATTACGAATGGCTTCGTTAGGATCAAATTGCGCTTGGCTATTGGTGTTTGTGCCGGGTACATAAGCCCATTTTTGATGATGACAATTAATTCCGAATGTTCCACCCGGTTCCCCATAGCCATGATTGAAAAGCGACTCGAACCACTCACCACTAATTTCAGATCGGAACGACTGATAGCGGGTTGTTACTGTCTTTCCTTGAATTGGTGCACATGCAGCACGACTAGCTGGGTGGCTAGACATGACAAACGTATCAATGCCATAGTCATCAGCTGCTTGATCTCTGACTGCCTGAAAAGCTCTTCCACTTGTGTTAGTAATCACCATTCGCGCATAGCTTTCAAGTGACCAAGCATGTGTTCCTTTATCTGTTAGCACAGTTTGAATGCCCTGATCTCGCCACTTATAGATGGTGTCGGCTAATGCTCTGGCTGGCGTTTTAAGCCCAGTAATCACTTGTGCGGTAGTTTCTTTTACAATCTGCTGATAAGTGCGCATAGCGGCATTTTGGCCGTAATTGGTAGTAATGAGCGTTTGATTGACGTTGTTGTTGAGATCAAGGAAGGTCTGCTTCAAATAACCGTTAAGCAACTGATCGACGTCAGTACCCGGCGAAATATCCTTACCAGTGTCCTTTGCCAAGCGACTATATTCATCATTTGCAATCGCAATCCCAAAATCTTTGAACAAGGCCACTAGTTTGGCTTGGGCAATTCCTGTAGCTTTGCTTACTTCCTCGATTGTTGATTCATTGACCAAATGGAGCTTGTTAAGTTGCTCTGCTTGCCATTGGAGCATGTGATCCTCGTCAAGCGGAAACGCTCCGGGGTTGGTTAATCTGTCAATGAACATCTTGAACAACGTTTGCTCTAGCGATGCATAGATGTCACCAATAGAAGCCTGTGCGATTGTCAATTGATACGGAGTCACTTTAGGCATTAGCTATCACCGTCTCCATCAAATAAACCCGACTGGCTATCTTGAGGAGCAACCGGCTCTGGGCTTTCCTGCGAAACCTCGGCAGCATACTGTTCTGCTACCTCATCTGGAACATCAAGCGCTCTAGCAATGGCAACACGCTTGGGCACGAGCCCCGCAGCATTGGCTTTGATCCAGTAATCAAGACTTGCAGACTTGTCAGTAAATACACCATCGTCAAAATCAACAGTCACTTGGTCAATCGTTGGAATTGGCCCGCTGTATAATGCTGACCCATTAATGACCGTTCCACTGGCAAGCTCACAGATCGAAACGCACAGCTCTTGTACTGCACGTTCAACCATTGTCAGATGGCTGTTACGCGTCTGGTACGTCATACTGTTTTCGCTAACAACTTCGGTTGCCGTTTTGTTTTGAATGTTACCGGCGGTGTCAAACGAGAACGTACCTGAAGACAAGCCAACTTGCATCTCAAGCGTTTTAAGAAAGTGGTTTAAAGATGCCACGTAATCTTGCGATCTGATAGGGGTCGTTAAATCTTGCACTGTTTTATCGTCCATGCCCCCACCTTGGACTGACAGGAAGACATTCTGATCGGGGTCAAAAACTTGTTTAGGTTCCTTCTGGCCTTCCCGCCCGAATGTGATCTCCGTCATACTATCGGCAACGGCTACTCGTCGCTGGCCCATCTTAACTTCCCAATTGAATTGATCATATGCATCATTCAACTGTTTGAGAGTGTTCAGCGCATTGTCGCAAACGCCAATTCCCAACGGACTGGTAATATTTCGATTGTTGAATCCGGCCGGCTTCAGATAAACGAATAACGGACGCGTAAACACAGACGTATCCAGATTAACCAACGGTGGCAAGTCGGGGTACAGCGTGGATAAATCTACCTTGATGCCAACAGTATCCGAGGTCTCCGACCTATAAAGCTCGTTTGTAATGGTGTACTCGTTTTCGCTCCATTCGTGGAACTCGAGTAACGTATAATACACCGTTTGCTTTCCTTCAGTTCTTACAGTTCTCGTTGCAATAGCTGCATTGCTAACATCATTTGTATTAGACCGAAGTGGGTAGAAACTGGGAGCCTGCACCCATGACAGTTTGATTTTCTTCGTGCTGTAGTCAACGTACGGACGAATAGCAATACCGCCGAGTGCCAAACACGACTCAAGATAGCGCTCAAAGTTTTTATTGAAGTCATTGTCTTCTAGAACTTCATGAATAAACGTATCTGCTTCATCCGGAGCTTTATAATCGACCGTATTTCCGGACTCGTCAGTTTTCTCGGGGCGAGTTTCAATCGTAATCTTGCTTTGCTCATTGTATAAAAGTGAGGCCAAACGTCGGCAGATAACTTGCATCATGTTTAAAGTGACATAAGGTCGCTTTTTAAGATCTCCGTATGTGTTTCTGAACTCAATATTACGAAATTTGCCTTCAAAGTAACGTTTATCTAGTGCAATACGGTCATACTCTTTTGGATCTACACTGATTTTTGGGTGATCGGTAATTTGCCCAAGGCTTTGTACAACTCCCAATGCTGCGCCTCCTTTCCTGAATAGATTTTTGATTGTATTGATTAAGTTCAAAGCATCACCTTCTTAGCGTTTAAGCCCAAGAATTCGAGCATTGTCAAGAATCATGTATTTGAATGCGTCTACTGTATGGTCGTTTTCTTTGATAACTTTGGGATCGTCTGACTCCATTGACTTCTCATCCCATTGATACTGCCGATGCTGTTCCATGAACACTTTATTGTTCGGAGTGTCCAAAACAAAAACCCGCCCTTGTGCGAGCAGGCTTTGAACGTAGTCGATCATATCGGCTTCTTTGAGCTTGTGTACTGGATGCCAAGCAACGTGGTAATCGCTGTAATACTGGTTACGCATGGCACCTTCAGCAGAATCGATTGTCATGTTTTTGACTTTCACGCCACGATATTTCTTGGTTACCGAAGCTAAGAATTCGTGAATTTCCTTGGATAAGATGCTTGGTGGCTTCTTTAACGATTGATTTGCTGGCGAGTAGTAATAGGTGTCAAGAACGATTACATTGCCCTTCGAGGTAACAGCAGCGACTGGCAATGCTGTAGCGGACGATATATGCCCACTGTCCATTGCTGGAAATAGATAAACCAAGGGATCATCATCAGGAATATGGTCAATCAGGTGGAACAGATCAATGTTGTAGACGTTGGTGCCAAGTCCGACAATCTCGCCAAGATAAAGCCAACGGTAGTAGTCGTAATCATTGTCCTTATACTTGTCGATCAGTCTAAGCTGCTGTTCGTCAGTGAATCCAAGATCATCATCGAGATAAGTTGAAGTGTCAATGAAGAAGTCCGGGTCTCCTCTAACACTATCAATCCACTCATTGATCCAGTCATATGGATTCTTCGGTGGGTTATACGTGTAGAAGACTTGAACCTGATCAACCCACGGTGACTTTTGTCGAATGAAGGTTGGATTAGTTTGGTCAAACACTTCAGCAGACTTGAAGTTGGCTGCTTCTTCATACCACACAGCAATCACGTTGCGAACGGTGTTAGACTTCAGCTTTTCAGGTTTGTCACCGCCATAGAAGTAGAATGTGCTGCCAGTTCCACGATGCGTTATGCGCATAGGCGATACGTTGAACACAAACTCGTCTGTCATTTTGAGCATGTCAATTGCCCAACTGATCTGGCTGTAAACCGAATCGCGCAAGTTAACCGTATTCTCTCGAATGATGATGACATTGGCTTTATGTCCTTGCTGTGCTTGCCTTTTAAGCATCATGAGTAGCTTCAGACTAACTGTCGATGACTTAAACGAGCCACGGCCGCCGTTCAGTATCAGATATGGTGCCTTTGACCGCCAAAACGAATAGAAATGTGGTTGCACCATCTTGCTTAGCTTAATCATCTTCTGGGACGTCATCGACAATCACCGTCCTATCTTGCGAATCCGCATCAGTAAGTAACTTGGCCTTAGCTTCCATGATGTCAGCCTCAGCTTCAGATTTGCGAACATCGGCCTTAGTTTTGGCAACTTGCTGATCTTCGAGTTCCTTGCTTGAGTTCCTGAGCATACCCTTATACTTCAAATACAATTCGAGTGCTTCAACCTGTTGTTTAGGCCCCGGCGAATATTTCATTGTCGTGTCTTCTAGCATCATCTTTTTAATGTTGTCGTATGTCGAGCTTCTGGCAGTGATCTCACGGCCCATGCCAATATCAAGCAAGTGGATAATTGCCTTATCAACATCGAGATCAGCCTTGCGTTCAATCGGTTGCAGTCGCTGTTTCATGTAGGCTTGAATTTTAGGGTTTTTTAGGGTTTTCGCTGCGTTAGCCCCAATGTTGTGTGGCGAATATCCAGCGGCTCTCGCAGCCTCTGTAGCGTTGCCTCCGTTGGTTAGATAGGCATCAGCGAATGCTTTCTGCCGTTTGCTTAGTTTCATTACATATCACCACACCTCCCGCGCTTTTTCTTGTCTTCCTTAGCCTTCTTCTGAGCTTCCTCTTTTGCGAGTTTCCCGATGATTGAGGCCTCAGCCTTCGACATGTAGCCGAAATTTGTCATCACCATTTGAGCCATGAAATCACCTCACACATAGTAAATGGCACGGGTATCATGATCGCTGTATTCGACCAGTTCAAACGTTTTGTGAGCAACCACGCCAATGTCATCAGTCCATTGGTCAGTTGGCTTGCGTGTCGATACTTGGCGCTGAACGAATCCGCCTAGGTCTTTGCTCATCTCTGAATGGAGGTGGCCAGTGAACAGTTCGCGATTCTGTGCTGTGCCTAACATGAAACCGAACTCGTCTAGGTATTTTGCAAGGTAGTTGTTCTTACCCTTGTCTCCGTGAGTGGCACCAATGAAGTTGCGGCCTAACATTGCACCTTTGTAATGCTTCAGTGATATATCCCAAGTGATGTTCGGCTGGTTGCTGTAGGCACGTTTC